TAAGTTTCTATTGCAGCAGTGATTTTAGTAGTCACTCTACGCTTCTTACGGTCTTCATCTGTAAAATGTACAGGGATTACATCGTCAAAGTTTTGATAGATTAATTGAGCAAATCTCTCAATTCCACCAATAACAACACTATCAGTTATCTCTATATTATTACGTGTAAAGTAGGGTAGAAGTATTCTCATTGATCAGGTAGTTCTCACTGGTGCATTATAAAGGTGTGTTTATATATTATATTATTTATGAAGTTCCGGCACTGTAAGGTCTTGTAGGAACTCTGTAGCGACTCCAGCTTCAACAAATAGATTAAGAGATTTAGAAAATGAAGCAACCCATTTCTCTGGAATAGGTCCATCAGTTGCCATAACAACTCTCTTAACACCAACTTGAATAATACCTCTTGCACAATCGTTGCAGGTCGGTAGTCCCCAAACATAAATGGTAGAATCTTTTAAAGATGTACCACTGTATGTAGCGTTGTATATTGCATTCATTTCAGCGTGAATTACTGTTTCGTATTTCACTTCTTTATTATCATAACGTTCTGGGGTATCGGCTATTCCTTTAGGAAAACCATTATAGCCTGTAGCTAATACTCTACGTTCGTCGTTTACAATCACTGCGCCAATTTGTGTGCTTGGATCTTTTGACCAAGTAGCTACTTCACGAGCCAGTTTTGTAAATCTTACATCCCATTTCTTTGTCATATAAAGAGCTCTTCGATAAAGTTAAAGTGCCTTTCGTATACATGGAAGTTAGACGCTGTCCAGATTAGCTTACCAGACTCTACACCGAGATCAGAGGCAAGTTCATTTTGAACATGTTTAGCCCAAGCATAATCATTGTTATAGCCGAATACAGCATCGTTAGATCTCATCAAATAGTGAGATTCAAGTTTACCATCACGAATATAAAATGTATTTGCATATGTACACATAAAGTCGTTCATACCATCACGTGACATGTCAACGTGCATTGATGGACGATTGTAGATCATAGTAGCTCTACGGCTGTTTGGATTATTCTTTAACTCACGTAGAACATTATGATATTGACTACCATTCTCTTTTGAGTATATACACCAACCATAATTTGAATTAATCATACCTTCAGTAGAAGCAATTGATTTCCAAATCTGTGGTGTCTCACCAGGTATATCATTAACGTTTAACGATTGTGATTTGTACCACTCAAGTTCACGTTCAATATACTTATACGCTGGCTTACGAATAACATAATCTTCATCAGCAATAAATGTAGCGCCAATCATTTCAATAGTCTTGGCGCCAGTTCTGTCGATAACAAAATCTTTGGCTAGATATTTGAAAGATAACTCTTTTCTTATGTTAGCGACAGTCAACATTAAATGATCTCCAACAACGCTTCCATATCTTCAGCTTCGGTTACAACTGAACTTATGTTCTGCCTGTGAAATACTCTTGCAGCTTTACGTAGTGTTCCCTTTGGAATATCAATGTCTTCTGCAAGACTCTCGATTGCTTCTTTCTGAAAATCACGTTCTGCTTCCTGTCTTAGGAATGAATTACTGATCTCATCAAAACATCCGCGGATGCGTTTTTTGTCTTCGTCGCTTGAAGGTAATATAATATTGCTCATAATTTAGTAGTCCTGTTAAATACATCTTTAGTTGGTTCCTGACCTGTAATACCTTGACGACAGTAAGAGACAAAGAAACTTGAATAGTTAATTAAGTCTTTTGCTGAATCTTCAAGGGACTCAAAGTTAGGATCGTAATCGTCCGACTGCATTGCTTCCATCACCGACTTCATACGTAGCATTTTTGCATGCATGATATCGTGTATAGTTGTAATGCCATTCGGATAATAATCTGCTTGTTGAACGGTAGAGTTTGGATTCTGATAATCTCTTGACTTTTGTAACTGAAGGTCAACGCACTCTTGAAGTACATCAACAGAAACCGGAACAATACCACGGACTGTGCCTACTGGCTCTCTACTCATTGATTTCACCTTTTTCATAATTTAGGGTATTATTATAACACACTTTAATGTGTTTGTCAACAGTTATTTTAAACAACTTTAGGTGGTATAGGTGCAGAGAATGATCCAATAGAATTTCTTTTATCTTCTGCTTCTGCAAGTAATCCAACTTCACCGTCTATCGTTTCGATGATACCAGGGTGTTCAGCTACCCCAACTCCGTTTTGTAGCAATATAGCTATATTTGCTGAATGCTCTGCAATCTGTGCATCGTATTTCAACTTCAGCGCGTTAATTAATGATTCTCTTATTTCCATGATCTCTATCTCCTATAGATCTTTAAATTTACCGTGATTTCCTTCATGAGAAGGCGGATACCAGGATTCTGGTTTAATTAGGTCGGGTACGCCGAGTGGATTCGGTCTTGATGGTTTTTCTCCAACCTCTTTGTTCATATTTGCTTTTAGTACTTCGTCCCAAGCTTTATAGGGATCTACACCGAAAGCGTCTAGTGTACCGATAGCAACAACACACAGATCAATTAGTCCATCAACAATTTCTTCTGCGTCATGTTCAGCCACGGCTTTACGTGTTTCATCTAACTCTTCGTTTAGAAATTCAACACGAAACTTTAGAAACTCTAATAGTTTCTCTGGGTTAGCTTCAACCCATTGTCTTGTAAGATATTTACCTTGCATTAAGTTTATATCTTCTACCCAATTCTTACTCATAATTTATCCTGTAATTCATTAAATCCGCCAATTGCTTCGCCGTCCATTATAATCTGTGGAAAGGTTCTTGCAGTTGGAAACTTTTCAAAAAATTCATCTTGTTTGTAATCAACATCCAATGATTTGTATACGAAGTCCAATCCTTTGGACTCACAAATTTGCTTTGCCATATTACAATAACCGCAATTTGGTTTTCCGTATATTTCTATCATGGCTTATACCAATCTCATCGAATTAGAGTCAGGCAGGATTAGACCTGTTGTTGCTTCGATTACTTGCTTCTTCAACTCATCCATTGGCTCTGCCAAGAACATAACTGAGTTTTCATTCACTACAATTGGTTCCCTTTTAGCGTAAGGAACAAAAGGAACCATTCCAATTTTACCTTCACCAGCTGGGACCAAAAGAATACCATCCGTTAAGGTATAGAATCCTTTGTCATATTTTACTTTTGCTACAACTTCTTCACCAGTTGTAAGCCTTACGATTTGTATTTCGCTCATATATTTCTCCATTATAGGGTATATTATAACACATTTAAAACCATTTGTCAACCGAAAAATGAATCTAATGTATCTTGTTTCTCTCCAGTCCAGCCAAGAGGCGATATGATATTTTCAATAGGACTGAGGAATACTTTGTTAAATTGTGTTTCGTAGTCAATGTATTTCTCTAGGCCAAATTCTTTTGGTAAAGCGCTTGGAAATGAGATTACATTCTCACGAATTGGGTTCGGTACTTTAAGATAAACGTATTTGATCTTATCACCACCTTTAACAGGCTCGAATCGTTTAGTAAGCTTTTTCTCTGCAAGTTGGTGGTTAAATAAGATACAGCCACGAACATGGATAGGACAGCCTTTGTTATAGAGGGTTGTTCTGTTTTCGTATTTCTGTATGTTATCAGTACCAGAGTTTCTAGCAACTGCTTCGGGTGGTAGTTTGTAAAACTCTTGTCTAAAGTTTTCAATGAAGGCTTGAGTTTCTTCTTCTCCTTTGTTAAGGATTACATCAAAGATCTCACGCATTTTAACGCGGCAGACTTCAGGTGTTGAAGATCGTACAGACTCAAGACCTGTTACACTGATCTTTGGCTTTTCATAATGAACACCTTCTGAGTTGAGAGTATTTAGGATGTAACGTTTCTTAGCAATAAAGATTGCTCGATCGTTAATCTTCTCTCGTTTCATTACCATGGCATTACGATAGGCGCCCATGTCAGATGCAAGTCGTTCGTAGCCTTGTTCAATGACTTGTTCGATCTTAGACTTACAGACTTTATCTAGGAACTCTTCGCCTTCTTTACGATCAATCTCAGTAGTACCATATACTTTTTCGATCAAAGGAGCAAAGTCAACATAGATCGAGTCAGTGTCGATATAGATGATATAGTCGTGGTTATCTGTTTTGAGTACCTTGTTAAGATATTCATTTACAGACTTTTGAGCATATCGAATAGAGAGTTGACCGGACGTTGTAATAGCTTCTGCCATTTCTCCAATATAATACAAGAAGTAGATGTTTGCTGTAGCTCCGTAGAGTGAGTTCATCGAAATCTTAATAGACATTTGAGAATTGTGTAAGTTATTGGCTTCGGTTTTAAGTCGTTTCTTTTCTCTAGGATCAGTTTCAACCTCGAGCTGTTGTTCAACCGCAAGCATCTGCTGTTTGATAATAGCACGTTCATCGTAGTACTCTTGAATGATGCCCGGGATAATACCGACTTTTTCATTACTGAAACATACACCATTAGCACCAACTGACATACCGTTTTTGTTTTTAAACTGACCATCAAGTACCATGTCTTGAGTTACATACTCACGTTCATCTGGCATATAGGTCTCAGGTGACATGTTGTATTGTAGCATTAAGTGAGGATACAGAGAGTTCAAGTCAAACGATACAACCCATGGATACAAACCAGGTTTTGGATCTTTAACATAACCACCTACAAGATCTCCACCACGGCGGCCAGGTGACTCTTTGATTGGTGGAACAATTTTGTCTTTCATTAATCGTCTGTAGATAATAGATTCCCATATACCAACAGTACCGAAAGCGTCTTGATAGTTTACACCACCACCATAAGCAACTGTCATAACAAGAGCGAGTAGAGATGTTTCTTCTTCCATTCTTACAATGAGCTGTGTGTCTTTTAAGTTATAGTCGAGATACAGTTGTGGGTTCTTTTCGTATAAGTCGTTTAGATTACCATACTCAGAGTAGTCAAGTTTCTTCTCACCAAGAATAACGTGAGCAATATGGTCAAGTTTAAATGATTCTTGCGGACCATACTTGTAACCGAACTTCTTAAAACAATCCATATAGTCAATAACAGAAACACCTGAGATGTTGTAAGAAGATTGCATCTTACCAAAGAACTCTCGATTGTATTTGTTAACGTTTTTCCAA